ACCTAGATGGTCGTAGCTTCAATGCTTTCATGCGGGAAGCAGGTGTTTGGTCAAGCGTATACGGCAACGTCTGGATTATGGTCGATAAGCCCGCGTCTAATGCCCGCACAAAGGCTGAGGAGCTTGGGCAGGACATACGCCCCTATGTGAATATGTTCACCCCTGAGAACGTCTTTGATTGGGAATATGAGCGTATGCCATCTGGTCGCTATGAGCTTTGCTACTTCAAGGTTCGTGAATCCATTATGGAAATCAGCGACACTGAGAAAGAAGTTTATTACCGCATCTGGACTAAGGACGAAGTGAAACTCTACAAAAGCATTAATGAGCAAGACACGCACATAAGCACAGAGCCTAACCCGCTCGGCAGAATCCCTGCTGTCTTTCTACCGTCAAACCGTTCAGTAGTTCGCGGTATTGGCATCAGTGACCTTTCAGATGCGGCTTATATGCAAAGAGCTATCTATCAAGAGCTGTCAGAAATTGAACAGCTTATCCGTATCAGTAACCACCCGACATTGGTGAAGACCTACGAGACTGACGCGAGTGCTGGAGCAGGTGCAGTGATTAATATGCCTGACGATATGGACGCGGCTATGAAGCCTTACCAGATACAGCCCAGCGGTCAGAACCTAGACTCAGTGAGAGCGTCTATTAACGACAAGGTTGAGTATATTAACCGCATGGCTCACATGGGTGCTGTTCGTGGTACTGAAGCGATTACCCAGTCAGGCGTAGCAATGCAGACTGAGTTTCAAATGCTGAATGCCAAGCTGTCAGAGAAAGCCGACATACTTGAACTGGCTGAAGAACAAATCTGGAACCTTTGGTGTGACTACCAAGACCTGACCCCAGATGTTGAAATTTTCTACCCTGATTCTTTTGATATTCGGGACATGGATAAAGAGCTGGTATTCCTTCAGTCTATGCGCGCATCTGGCGTTAAGTCTAAGACCCTGATGTCTGAAATAGATAAGCAGATTGCAGACCTAGTCCTTGATGATGAGAACCTAGCCAAAGCGCATTTAGAGATTGAGCAGGGTTCGCAGGTATTGGGGCAGTTTAACGACGAGGCTGAATAATGCCTACAGATAACGCTTACGACGAGATATTAGACAAACTGGCAGATTCACACCAGCAAAGAGTAGCTGATTCTCTGGTGAAGCTAGAGGAGCGCGTGGCTAATGTTATGGCTGGCGCACCGCTAAAAGATGGCCTGCTCTTTGACACAGAGTGGGCTATTTCAGTTCGTGGAGACTTGCGGGCGGCACTTGATGAGGAGTATTTATCAGAGGTTGATTCTATTGTTCGTGGATACGGTTCTGTCGCAGTTGATGCTCAGGATATGCTAGGGCAATACGGAGACTTTACCAAGCTAGATACGAGCGTTGTGAACCAGCTACAGCAGTTATCCTTTCAGGGCTTTGAATCAGTTGCTAATGAATACCTTGATGTCTTAGCCAATGAGGTCTATCAGTCAACGCTTACAGGCCGTAGCTTCAACGACACAGTGAAGAACCTACGCCAGACAATCAATGGCGTTTACATCCAGAGCGACGATGTAGAAGCCCAGCGCCTTGTTGATATAGCTAACAGCGGTTCACCTGCGGCAGCCAAGGAAGCAGCAGAGCAGTTACGCACCAAGTACGCCAGAGACAGGGCAGGCAATAACCTTAGACGCTACAGCACCCAGATGGCACAAGACAGCCTGATGCAGTTCGATGCGAGCATTAACACTGCTATCGGTAAAGCAAGCGGTGCGACCAAGTGGAAATACTACGGTGATGTTATCAGGGACAGTAGACCGTTCTGTGTGGAACACGCCAACCAAGTGTTCGATGAGGACGAGATAGAATCAACATGGTCTGGAAGCTGGAAAGGCAAGTCATCTGGTGACCCCTTTATCGTGCGCGGTGGTTACAACTGCCGACACCACTGGAGACCAGTCTTTGATGAAGAGGATATAATTACAGAAGAAAAGCCATCATCTTTTTCTTTTAATAGAGATGTCGATATATCAGGTGACAAAGAAGGTGCATCTGTAGCTATGGGATTATTAGCCCCAAACGTATTGCAAGCTATTAACAAAGTAGGCCAGCCCAAGACAATTGTAGCCACTAAAGGCTCAAAAGGCTTGTATTGGCCGAATAGTAAAAAACTGCAAGCAGACCCTAGTGTTAGAAATGGTAGCGTAGTTAGGCATGAATACGGTCACCACTTGGATTTTGAGCTTGGAGCTAAACTTGGTCTTAACAGTAGAAAAGGTTTATCTGAGCAAGATGGCAAATTTAAAGCGGCCTTCAAGGAGGATAAAAAGCTAAACAAGCTAATGCCTAAAGACAAAAAGCAACGAGGCGAAAACAGAAATCGACAGCTAGTATTTAAAAGCGAAATGTATGACGAGACACGTTTCACAGAGGGTGGGATAACATACAAAAAGACAATCATAAAAGACCCAGAGTTAGGCAATCTGATGGATATTTACGATGCCTTATCAGATGGGCAATTCCATACGAACTACGGTGGGTTTGGGCATGGTGTTAGTTACTACAAAAAAGACGCAGCAAACAAGTATCTTGAGAGCTTTGCCAACTTGACCGCATTGCGAGGAACTGACCAATGGGATACAGTCAAAAAGTATTATCCAAACATGGCAAAAAGATACGATGAAATTATGGATGAGGCATTAGGCATATAATGAATTACGAGGAAATTGTGCAATTGCACATTGATACCTTTGGGGTTGCGCCTGTTATTACTGGTCTCGCAGCACAAGAAGCAGACAGCTTAATTGAGCTACTGGTTAAAGCTATTGTGTCGGGGATTCCATACGTTGAACAAGATGTGCCAGATGGCGCATTAACATAAGGAATAGATATGGCATACGCTACAGGTAAGAAAAAGAAGAAGAAAAAAAAGCCCACTAAATAAGCTGGGCTAAAGGGTTACACTGCTGTTGATTAGGCGAAGGCAAAAAACTCTTTCTTGGAAATCACTTGACCAACATAACGCTCAACAGGTGCTGGCACTACATAGCCATCTGAGAGCTTGAGCATATTGTTGTCGGGGTTCCCGTCTACCATAACGATTTCTACAACCTCAAGCCATTGGGGTTCGCCTATAAGCGTCACATAATCACCTTCAAAGATAATCAAGGCTTTGTCTTTCTCTTGCCTTTCCAGTTCGCTTTCGCGGCTTATAATGTTGGTTTTAAGTAGTCCGTTCCAAGGTTTGTTCATATCCCCTCCAAGGGTAGCCCCCGAAGGGGCGGTTGAATTTAGCTTTCTTGTTCTTTCATTTCCATCAGTATTTCTACTGCATGTTTTCTGCATTGGTTTCTATCTGTGTAAAAGCCTGTATCAATAAGCTGACCTGCCCATTTATGTTCAGCCGACATATAACCTGCACTGTCTGTAGAAATTTTTATGTCTGATTTTTTCCAGTAGTTAATCATTGCGCTGCCCTTGTTTGTTTTTTGAATGTAGGTGTATTAAATACTAAATTAACCCTAATGTAAACACTTTAGTAATGTTTAAGCAAAAAAGTTTATATGATAAAATCTTGATTCACTAAACTCAATATTGAGGCACGTTACATGAGCGATGAAATCGTGGAGAACCAAGAAGAAGGAACAGTTGTAAACACACCAGAAGAAAGAACCTTCACACAGGCTGACATGGATAAAGCAGTTGCCCAGCGCCTAGCTAGAGAGCAGCGCAAGTATGAGAAGCAGCTATCAGGCATTGACCTTGATGAAGCCCGCCAATTGTTAAGCCAGAAAGAGCAGAACGAACAGGACAAAATGAAGGAGCGCGGAGAGTTTGAAACTATCCTCAAGCAGACCGTGGAAAAGAAAGACCTAGAAATCAACAGCTACAAAAGCAAGCTACAGCAAACCCTAGTAGATGGGGCTATTCTGGGAGCGGCTAGTAGCAATAACGCAGTAAGCCCTGAACAGGTATCGTCACTACTCAAAGCTCAGACTAGACTGGGTTCTGATGGCACTGTAGAGGTGTTAGACAATAGCGGCACACCGCGTTACAATGACAACGGAGACTTGTTAACCGTCAATGAAATGGTTGGTGAGTTCCTTACAGCTAACCCTCACTTTGTCAAAGCCTCACGGGGCGGGACTGGTAGTCAGGGCAACGCTGGTGGCTCTACGTTGAAGCCTCAATCAACGGTTGATATGGTTGCAAATTGGAACGAAGGTGGGCGAGAGGCTTACCGCGCACTGATGAAAAAACCCAAAAACTAAACTTATTAACCTAAATAATTGAGGCTACAAAATGGCAGCTACTACTAGCACCACCCTAGATGACCTGTTCGCGAATATCATTGCACAGGCACGATTCACCGCTGAAGAGCAATCCCTGATGATGGGCTTGGTTACTCAGTACAACATTGCAAACGAAGCTGGCAAGACTATCCAGATTCCTAAGTACCCAGCAATTGCCGCGACCGACCTTACTGA